GGCAAAAACCTTGTTGACTGATGGCAAAACGCTGATGAGCTACGGCATCGGCGGCCGCAACGCCACCAAGGCATTCACCCTTCCCATCGACCAGGTTTTGCGCGAATGTATTTTTGCGCTCAAGAAAAAAGACCCGGCAACCTACGGCTACCTGTCAACCCGCACATACGCAAAGTTCCGAAATGCTTAAGGGATTCCTGAAAAAACTCGGCTCCCTGTGGGAACCGCAATACCAGAGCAACCGTTACCGGCGGCCGCTGCGTTACCTGAACAAGGACACGCGGCAACTGATTCCAACAGGCACGCACCAGCAACTCGTCAGCGCCGGCCGCTGGTTGTTTGGCAACTTCGCGCCTGTCCGCGGCGCCCTGCTTGAACAATGCACCTACAGCGTGCAGCCGTTCATCCCGCAGTATGTCGGCAAGGACTTGGATTGGGGCGCACAGGCTGAATCCTGGCTGAATGACTGGCACAAAATCATGGACATCCAGGGGCGCTGCGACTTCGAGGAATTCCTCTACCTGTCGCTGTTGTCGGTAAAACGTGACGGCGACGTCGGCGTGATGCTGACCAGCACCAGCGGAGGCTACCCCGCCGTTCAGTTAATCCCGGCGCACCGCATCGCCAGTCGGACGCAGAACACCAACGAACACAACGGCGTCGTGACCAACAAGCAGGGCAGGGCAGTCGCCTACATGGTTGACGGCGAGCGCAAGGTCAGCGCCCGCGACATGGCCCTTTGCTTTTTCCCCGAATGGTCAGACCAGGGCCGGGGCATCACGCCCCTGTCGTCTGTCACGGGCGACTTGCAGGACGTCAAGGAGTTGCGCGAGTACGAACTGAACGCGCAGAAGGCCGCCAGCAGCATTGCCCTGGTTGAACACAACGAGGACGGGTATGCAGACGACTCCGAGGCGTTCATCGAGCAGACGATTGATTCGGGCAACCTGGAGACAACGCTCGAAACCTTGGAGGGCGGCGCCATTCGCTACTTCCGCGCCGGCTCCGGCTCCAAGATTGAAGTCATGGACAGGAACCGGCCGAGCCAAAACTCACAGGCATTCGAGAACGTCATCCTGCGCTCGGCATTCCAGGCGCTCGAATGGCCGTTCGACCTGTCCCTTGACCCGACCAAGATTGGCGGCGCTGTGGTTCGCCTGGTCACGGCCAAGGCGCAGCGCACCGTCGAGAAGAACCAGCGCCTAGTCCGAAAGATTGCCAAGCGAATTGATGGCTACGCATTGGCCAAGGCGATGAAGCTGGGCCTGCTGCCGCAACCCAAGGGCGGCGATTGGTATTCCTGGCACTACCAAGGCCCGCGAAAGATTTCAGTTGATGGCGGGCGCGATGCCGGCGCGGCACGCGAGGATTACAAACTCGGCCTGACAACCTTGCAGGAATTATACGCCGACCGCGGCCTGCATTGGGAAGATGAGGTCGAGAAGCGAATTTCAGAGCAGCGGTTTGTGTTAGACCTTGCCGACAAATACGGCATCGACCCGAACCGCGTGCAGTTGTTGACCCCAAATGGATTACCAAATGAAGATAAACCAGGAGTTTGAGAAGTGGGCCATCCTGCCGTCTTGCATCAGCAAGGCGCAGGCAATGCTGGGCGCCACCGTTGTCGAGGTTGCAGAGGACGAGGAACGCGACAATGAAATGGACGACTACACGTTCGCGGAGAGTGAAGGCGTTGCCATCATTCCCGTGGCCGGAGTCATTGGCCACAAACTTGGCCCGGTTGCCAAGATGCTGGGCGCCGTCGATGCGCTCGACGTCATGGCAGCCGTTGAACTGGCGGCCGATGATGACGATGTTCAGACCATCGTGCTGGACATTGACAGCCCAGGCGGGACGGTTGCCGGTATTCCCGAACTGGCCGAAACCGTCGAGGCCGTGCAGGCATCGGGCAAAAAGAAAATTTACGCCTACACCGACAGCCAGATGGCCAGCGCAGCGTATTGGCTGGCGGCCGGCGCCAATGGAATCTTTGCCGCACCGTCGGCAGAGGTTGGCAGCGTCGGCGTTTATCTGCCGGTGCTGGACACCAGCAAGGCGTTGGCCGAACAGGGCGTGCAGGTTGAGATTTTCAAGAGTGGAAAATACAAGGCCGCCGGATTCCCTGGCGTGGCGCTCGATGAGGAAGTGCGGAAGCACCTGCAACTTGAAGTGATGGAAACGTACAACGAGTTCGCCGGCTTCGTGAAAGGCTACCGGCCCGGCCTGGGCTACGAGCATTTGCAGGGGCAGACATTCAGCGGCAGACGCGCCGCCGACATTGGCATGATTGACGGCGAGGCGAAAAATCTTGATTCCCTCTTGCAAAATTTGGGCGTCAGTTAAACTGACCCAATAAATTGTTTTTTTTGACATGACAATCGCAGAAGAAAACGCCGACCTGAAAAGCCAAGTTGAGGCTTTGACGGGTGGCAACGACGAGGCCCAGGCCAAGATTGCTGCCCTGGGGGAGCAAACCGACAAACTCGAAAAGGCCAACGCCGCGCTGATTGACAAGGTGGCCGGGCTTGAGAAGGAACTTGACGAGAAACAGGCCGACCAGGTCAGCGTCGAGGAACTTGCAGGCGCACAGGCAGCCGAGATAGTCGCCCAACAGGGCGCCGAGCCGGTGGCCGAGGACGTCGAGGAAGTCAGCAAGACCAAGACCCTGGACGAGCTTTGGGTTGATTATCACGCGATTGAAAACCTGAAGGAACGCACGGCGTTTTATCGCGCCGAGATTAAGCCGAAACTGTAATGATTAATTTTTAGGAGCATACTGACATGGCAAACTCAATCGGGGGCATCAATCTAGCCCAAATCGCACAACAAACGCTTGAAACACTTTCGGCCGAAATGCCAGTTGTTTCGGCATTCACGACTGACTTCAGCAGCGACGTTGCTGATGTCGGCGAATCGGTCAGCACTCGCGTTGCAAGTGCGGTGTCGGCGGGAGACGCGACGAGCGGTTACTCTGCCACGGACGTAACATCCACGGCCAAGACCATCGCGTTGAACAAGCACAAGCATTTCACCGCGGCATTCACCGACCTGGAGATTGCCAAGGGTGGGATGGATATGCTCGAACGCACGTTCGTGCAGCCTGCCGTTCATTCTGTGGTCAACGCCATGATGGATGACCTGCTGGCGTTGGTTCTCAATGCGACCTACAGCAACAACACCGTTGTGACGGCCGCGAACTTTGGCGCCGACGATGTGGCGACCCTGGCGGGCGACCTGACAACCTTGAACGTGCCGCGTGGCGGCCGTGCCATGGTCATCAAGCCGGCCTACTATGCCGCCCTGGCCAAGGACAACGCCATCCAGGCAAGTTACGCCTTTGGCAATCCTGGCGCGATTCAGGACAACAACATTCCCCGCGTTCACGGTTTCGATGTGTTGGAGTATTCCGACATTCCGGCAAACTCCGAGAACCTGGAAGGTTTCGTCTGCGGCAAGGAGGCTCTTATCATTGCGGGACGTCAACCGGCGTTGCCGGAGAACTGGGCCGGCTCGGTTGAGTCTGTCCAAGACCCGGACACCGGCATCACGTTGCAACTCCGCAACTGGTACGAAGGCAAGGACGGCGCCCAGTACATCACCGCGACGTTGATTTACGGCGTGGCCGCTGGCACCGACTCGCTCAAGCGCATTTTGTCCGCTTAATGAAGTTGAACCTTGCCGTGGGCCGCAAGGGCGCCAGGTTTAAGGTGCTTTACTGCGGCGAGGACGCGGACAAGGCGTTGTCGGCAATGGCCGAGGCCATGGACGATGACAAGCCGAAGTTTGAGGAAGTTGCGGTCTACAAGCGACCGATGCACTACCGCAGACGGAAGCTGATGGCCTGACGGCCAACGGGATTAAACAGCCGGCCGCCTGGTAATTCGGGCGCCGGCTTTTTTTTATGAGCTACGCAGACGACTTGGCCGAGATGATAACCGACTTGCCGGTGAACTACATCATCGGCGCGACGACCTACACGGGCGCGGTCAATGAAATCACCAAGGGCCAGGACGCGGGCGAGGGCGGTTTTCTCGACGACTTCGACCTGACGCTGATTGGCAAGAAGGCTGACCATTCAAGCCTGCCGGCCATTGGCTCCAAGATGACCGTGGACAGCCAAAGCTACCGCATCGAGCGCATCACAACGACGCCAGGCGACGGCGCCGAGGTGCGGTTCGACCTAATGAGCGCCGACCGATGAGCCTGACAATCAACCAGGCGGCATTTCGGCGTGAGTTGCGGCAATATGCCAGGGTGAACAAGCGCAGCTTCAGGGAGATTGTAAACGCCAAGGCGT